CAAAGAAGCTTGGAAGTCAAAATCGATATAGGCGCGGTTATGAACCTCTTTAGTGAAATCTTCAGTAGATAAAGGGATTTTAAGACCTAATCCTATTTTTTTAGATTTTTCCCATTTGCGGCATACCGCACAATATCTTTTGTGGTGATTGGGAAGGTGAGTAAGGGTGCAGGGGTTTGTATAATTACCGTAATGGTTTCTAAGTAGGTTTCGGATTTGATTGGAAATAATTCTTCCTATCCATGGCTCAAGAGGACGGCTCTGATCCCACATATGCCATTTCTTTGAAATATGGCTTTTTATGATTTGCTCTACATCGTCAAAGTCGAACCACCTAACAGCGTTTAAGCGCCATTTGTATCTTTGCTTGGCTATGGCTAGATCTATAATATCGGAGCAATCTTCATATGTTTTTTTATTGCTCTCCTCTTTCATTAATGAATTCATCAACAGATTTTGATTTAGCTCTTCCTACATTACTTGGAGGAGTGTTTTTTCCTGCTAATGAACCCACTGTAAAAGTTTTGTGATTATCAATTTCGTAATCAACCTGCAATTTGTCTATATGGGGTATATGGTCGGCGTTCGTTTCGTCTTCACCGAAATCAACATTTTCAACCACCGTGGGTTGACCTTGTGCGGTGTTTGACGCATAGCTCGTATTTAATTGGTTACCGCACTTAACACAAAAATTAGGTTTTGAATTGGCGTATTCTAATTTATTTCCACAACTAGGACAGAACAGATGGCTCATAAGCTTATACTATTTATATAATTTAAAAGATTTTTTTCTATTTTTATTACACTAAAGCTAACAAGATCGCTGTCTCTTTTAATTAAAAGCTGTTGGCCGCTGTCGCTTAGACGGTTGCCTTGTTATATATATAATTACACTTGTTTGTGCTTTTCTATTTTGGAAACGATATATTTTAAAATTTTGCTTCTGACAATATCCTTGTTTGTGAACTGAAAAGAGGTAATACCATGGTCTAAAGATTCCTCGCAGTTAAATAAATCAAACATCTCCTTAAAGCCACTCCTGCCATTTATGTCGCTTTGCATAAAGTCTCCACAGATGATGAGCTTTGTTTCTTCACCTATTCGGGTTATTAAGGTGGTTAATTCTTTGAAGGTGAAGTTTTGCGCTTCATCCGCCACAATAAGCCTATTGTTCCAGTTGGCCCCCCTTAAAAAGTTTATAGGCACAGCAGAAATACGTTCTATCTGTTTCATGTAGGCGGTATCGCCTTCATGTACCATTTCGTCAAGTTTGTCATACAAAGGCATAAGGAACGGATCAAATTTATCTGAAATATCTCCAGGGAGACTACCCAAGCCTTTATCGGCGCTTTCGGCTATACTTCTTATATAAAGGAGATCCTTTTCAAAATCCTTCGCCATTATTTGTAAACAGCCATATACAGACATGTAAGTTTTACTAGATCCTGCTGGACCTGCTACAAATATTATTTTTACATCATCACTTAATATAGAGTCCAGAAGTTGGCGCTGCTTTACGGTGAATTTAAAGTCGCGCTGCTTGAAGTTTATCGAGTGAAAACCTGAATTTAGTTGAAAAGCGTTTTGTTTCGCGGGGGAAGCTTTCTTTCGGGGCATTGTGTATATTTACACTAATATTTTATAAATTTATCTCTTTAATTGTCGCAGAAGCAGATAAAGTGTCGCCTCCGTTCACATTGTAACCTTGAGTTAAAACTGTCGCTCCAGCGGTCATGGTTAAAGCAGGAATAGTAGAAGCCCCATCTACATTAAGAACATTCACCGTAACATTACTACTAAGCTCAGTACCATTAAAATCTATCAAGTTGCCCAAACCAGTAGAAATAATGGACATTTCTGATGCAACTCCATCTAAAAGCATACTACTAGCTAAAGTGGACCCTAAGGTGTAAATCGGGGTGCGGTTGTATCTTTTATTATAATTTATTTGTGATTGCACACTACCCACCACCGTAGTCATATTACTAAGCGTACAGGTATGCCCATATGCAATATCATCAGGATCAAATGGTATAACCCCTCCACCATAAGGACTAGCGTCCCCAGCGATCTTCTGACCACTAGCAGGAGTCAAAGAAACAAAATTAGCACTCAACGTCACAGGCACATAAGGCGCAATAGAAACAGAATAATCACTCAAATAACAACTCTTATATAAATTACCCCCGATTTTAATAGGAAAAAAGTCCGACTGGTTGGCCGTAGCCAAAAAATCAAAACCATCCGCTGTAAAGGGATCTATGAAACAACTAAATGATATATTCACCCCCAAAGGGTCAGTGACTTGGAATTGATCGGTAGAACTTACGGCACTCCCCAATAATCGTTTTGCTTTAGTATTAGCCGTTAATGATACATTAGCCTGAGTAGCAGCCACGTAAGCAGAATTCTCCGTAACACTAGTGCCATCAGCCTCGCCCACATATACAGGCAAATTAGAATATGATAAACTCATTTGTTTATATTACACTGGGTTTATTTTTTTAAACAAAAGATAATAACTCCCTTGGCCGCGAAAACCGCGCCAAGAAAAGGTGGGGGGTATCGGTTTTTAGAAATTGAAAAAGGACTCCCCCCGCCGCCCCACGCAAAAACGTGTCAAGTTTTTTCTCAGAAATGGGGGGGGTTTTCTGTCAAGCCAATATTAAGAAAAAAAGATAAAAAAACTTTCTTTTTTTTGCCTTCAGCTATTGACTTATATCTAATTATCGATTATGCTCAGGCATGGAAACTACTATAACACTAGACGAAATAACTGAATGGGCAACAGACAACGGCTTTCACTACGTTGGAGGACAGGGCGATCTTTACATCGGCTCGGACGGCGAGGAGATGTACGAGGACGAAATGATTGAGATAATCGAGGAGGACAAAAAAGCCACCGAGGAAACTTACAAGTTTCTTTACTGGTGGGCGAGATAAAAACATTAAATAAAAGTTTGCATTAAACAAAAAACTGGAGTAAAATCAGATATGAAAATAATCAATATGGAAGAATTAAATGAGTTCACTAGCGCTAACGACTTCACTCACGTAGGGGGTGAAATGTGGGAGGACGCTGGAGGCCACATAGTACATGAGGATGAAATCCTCGGCTTAATGGAGGAGGAGAGCGCCAAAGCTCTCAATCACATTTTCGGTGACGTTGCAGGTGCGCTTGATAAGCTCACGATAATAAAGTGAAATAAACCTTTGCGTTAAATAAAAATCTAGACTATACTACTACTATGAAAACAAGAAATGAACTTCTCGCAACCATCGGAAAAATCGAAGCTAACATTCAACTAGGTCAAGCTTGCCTCGCAAGGATTAACCCTGAACTGCCTCAATACACCGAGTATGCAGTAAGGAATGCAAAAAATAATCTTACAAGGATTCAGGAGTTAATCGCTGAAATAGAGCAAGAAGACTAAACCACTAACACAATACTAAAAAATACTAACGCTATGAAAAAATTCTTTAATCTTCTTATCTCTCATATCCAATTCTCTTTGCTACTGTGTAGCGCCTTCAACTTGTTTGCTGTAATGCTTGCCATCTCTATAGGACAGGGCGAGGCATTAGCCAACAGCATACGAGGTTGGCATGGCGGTGAGATCCTCGCAATTATGTTTGTGTTACCATTAGCGTGGGGCATCATTAATACATTGCTAGACGTAGGCATCAATAAACTTACCGCAAAAGTCTAACACTTTTCATAATAGGTAATAGTAGGGAAGCCGTCACTCGAAAGAGTGGCGGTTTTTTTGTATACTGTTAGTCTAACACTAACACAATCTAAAACCCTAACACTATCACAAAATCCTAACACTACCAAAAAATTTAAGAGACCCAAACCCTAACACTACCAAAAAAAAATCCTAACACTACCAAAAAAATCGACCCTAACACTATGCACCAAAATTGCCTTGTAACTCGTTGACTGTCAACGACTTACAACGAAAATCCTCCGCGACCCTCGTAACTCGTTGATACTCAACGACTTACAGAGCAACCTCTTAATTCCCAAAAGTTTTTACGTTTTTTACGGAATATCTTACATAACTCGTTGAGCATCAACAGCTTAGCCTACTCTCTATTATGTCAAGGGTTATTTAGCCCTAACACTGTTCAAACCCTAACACTATACTATTTGCGCCCTGCGGGCGCAATACTGCCCGCAGGGTTATTTGTCAAGGAAAATGTTGAAGTTTTTTTTCGCCTAATCCCAGCGGTCGAAGATGACCGTTGACCCGCGCTTGAGCGTGACCCGCCCCATGATGGGAACGCCGTCAACGCCCGTGTGGCGGGCGCTACGCGGGCCATCGAAGTTGACCGCCTTCTTAGGCGACGGCGACATACAGGAGTGGACGGTCGTCCCGCACTCCCAGTTGCCCCCGCATGAAGGCGGGTTCTGTTCGTATGTCGTGCGGGTGAATGTGTAAATATTGGAATTTCTCATGATGTGAGTATAGCACGGGCCG